TCATAACTTTCTAATATCTCAGGATCAATGTAAGAATTTTTGGTTGTAGCAGGCGATTCGTGTCTTAGATCCATTTGTACCTTTTTAATCGCATCTTTTAGGTAGCTCTTTTTTACTTTATCTTCGGCAGTCTTTGCGTCAAAAGGTAGTTTATCTTTTAGTAATAATTGTCTCGCGGCGTTTGTTGCATGCAAGGCCCGAAAACGATGAATAGTAGTAGGACTCCCAAAGTTTTTAAAGAACTTATTCACAGAAGAAGGTCTTACTTTAACATACTTTTTACCCTTCTTGTAAGCAAAGATATAATCGTCCTTTGCCTTGTCCTTTATGCTTTCTTTAAGTGCTTTATAAATAGATGGAGACACTTTCAAGGTAACAGCGTCTACCTTTTGCCCCTTACCTACGTATTTAAACTTTATCTTATTTCCTTTAAGCATAGAAAGGTGCTGTACCTGTAGATTAGATAGGCCCCGTACATTATCTTTTTCAGACTTTAAATTACCTATTCTGAATCGACCTTGATCTACTAGAGTTATAACTAAGGCTATCGTTCGTATTTTGGCGTCAGAGTCAGATAATCCTTTCTTTACTTTCTTTCTTATACCAGGTAAAGATTCTTCCAACTCTTTAAGTACGTTCCATTTAGTCCCCGCACCCTTCTTCATAAACTCTAGTGTATGGTGATATATTGTATCACCGGTATCAGGATCTTGCGAAGAAGCATACCACACATCGTCTGTTTTTTCCTTCCATTTAGGATTGTACTTAATACTAGATAACTTGGCTTTTATAGGTTCAAACAAGCGTAACTTTTCTTTACCTTGCGTGAAGTAGCCTGGATGCGTTTCAGGAGTTATCGGCCCTTTCTCAGCTTTTCTTGTTACTACAGCCTCTTTAATAAACTCTAATCCCTCTTTAGGCAACTTACCTGATTTAACCAACTCTGCTAAGTTTTTGGGATGTTTTCCCTTCATTATTTTGTAAACCCACTTAGTTACAAAATGATATTCCTTGTCCAATCCCATTTTCTTAACTAGAGAAACTAACTGAAAAGCCGAATCTAAATTATTGGATTTGTAATCTTTTAGTATAAGGGCTAACTTATTTCCCACTAAAGTTTTCATCTTAGGTCGAATCTTTCCAACCAACTGTTCTATCGCCTCTACTTTTCTATCCCACTTTTTATCTATATCACCTGCCGTTACAATAGAAAGGTTTAAAGCCTTTTTTATCAACGAGTCTTGAGATTTATTCCCTATTTCATGGAGATACTTTTTTGTGGCCGTAAGCCAAGAGTCAATAGAAACACCGCTCTGTCTGGTAAGTTTTAACAAACGCCTGTTAACATTTTTAGGTAGAAGGTCCTCATCGTAGTGGGCATTTATTTGACGTAAAGCGGCTACCGTATAAAATTCTGCTATTTTTGGGATGTCGTCAGCCATAGTATCTCCATAGGGAATTTGGGGGTAGTTTAAACCTCAAACTACCCCCTAGGGGAAGAACGGTGACACAGGAGAACACATATTTTAAAAAGTAAAGACCCTAACGGCAGTCTCAACAGAATTAGGATTACCAATATCTATATCTATACCACCCGACTCCACTACTAATACGAAAAGTTTATTTATAGTTTTTACAACGTCACCCGTTAGACTAACCGTACTTTTTGTGACGATAATAATCCCATTAGTAGCTACTATCTCGACGGTAGCTGATCCTACAGCCAGGGTTAATTCTTGTTCCTCAATAGCAGTTATATTGAAATTGTTATCACTAACTCCCAGAAGCGATCTATCCGTTGAGACGTTTTTGTAAAGCTTGAGTAATATTGATATGTCCATAGATCACCTATTTAATTAATTCTTTTAGCTCCTTCATTAAAGAACTAAGTATAAGGATTAGTTCCTTAAACTTAGATTCAGATTGTAAAAAGGTAGCATCCTGCCACCATTTACCTTTACTGAAAGAATTCCAGAACTTTGGAGATAGTGTATTAACCACTAGCGTACCCTTGTTATCTTTGCTTATCTTTGTTTGTAAATTCGTTGCCTGTTTTTGTAGCTTGGCTAGTGGCGTTAAAAGTGTAGTTGGAAAATCCATGTCTTTGGCATCTGCACTGAATAACCCCAAGTAGGTTATAAACTCTGATACGGCATCACTCACTGTGGCTTTAGCATCAATCAAGCCGGCATGTACCTGCTGTCTATAACCTATAACTTTTTTTTTGAGGTAAGCTCCTTAAGAATGTTCTTGGCGATCAGCTTAGATTCTTTATCTCCGGAGGAGTACAGTCTGTTAGCGATAGATATGGCTCGTGAGACTGCCTTGGCAGAAGATTTATTATCTTTACCCTTGTCCTTGTCTTCGTCGTCATCCTCGTCTTCTTCGTCTTCCTCGTCTTCATCCTCGTCCTTATCCTCTTCTTCGTCTTCGTCCTTATCCTCTTCTTCGTCCTCGTCCTCGTCCTCGTCTTCGTCCTCTTCGTCCTCATCTTCTTCGTCTTCGTCCTCGTCCTCTTCTTCGTCCTCGTCTATCTCTACAATATCCTCGTCGTCCTTGTCCTCATCCTCATCCTCATCCTCGTCGTCCTCCTTTTCGCTTGTTGCCAAATCCTCGAATATGTCATCGTCATCGCCTGTATCATCCCACACAACATCGTCATCCAAATCATCCTCTAGTTCAATATCTTTATCCTCGTCGTCAAGGGTTACAGGATTTAGAGTAGGGACAGGTAACTCGATACCCTCGGCCTCAGCGTACTCTTCCACTAATGTATCAAGCAATTCTGTTGCGGCAGTAGCTAGAACCTCAGCACTTTCTTCACTTGTTGGAGCAACGGCTTTGGCCAAAGCAAGATATTGTAATGCTTGTCTGAATTTCTTCATTTTACCCTCCTTAGATCGAAATTGGGGGTTTAACCATAAGCGTGGGTTAAACCCCCCTTGCTTTTTAGCTTACGTTTATCTAGCTTCGTCTACCAACCGCTACAGATTTGGCACCAACGATCATAAAAGCGATGATCTCAAAGATATACCATCCCCTAAGAGGAGCAGCATCTTCATACTTGGTTATAGGATTGGCGCTTATGTCGCCACGCTGTCTCAAAGCTGCATGAGTCTCGGGTGTACCTACTACATAGATGTCGCCTGTATCCAGAACCTTCAACTCAGGAAGCCTAAAAGCATCGGTTATAAGTTGCAGACCCAGCATCATTCCTAGATTACCTTCAAGAACCAATTCATGTTTTTCTACGGGACTGAACCAATCCGAGAATCCAGTCGTACCGATAATGTCATCCCACAGATCATAGGCCAGTATGCAGTAGGCACCAGGAATTCCCCATCCTGTAACCTGAGATCGAATCTGGCTGAAATGAAGCGGAGTGAACGTTGAAAAATAAGTCACTGTGTTATACACAGCCGAAGCCTCGTCAGCCATCTGTTTCCAAAGACGATCCTCTTGTACCATGATCGCTTCCAAACCATCCTGATAAGACTCTTCAAGAATATCACCAGTACTCTGACCGATATCTCGTTCCTCTACCAGAACATTATCTCCGATGTAAATCTCAGGAAGATTTTGTACGTTATTCCTGATGAACGTGGGTGTTACTTCGGAGGCCGTAGTTGCCATTACAGCTACCACGTCCTTGGTCTTAAATCGAACCTTAGCATCCTGTCCTTGCTGCAATTCCTCAAACACCGACAGACGCCGCATAAAACCCTCACGGTCGGCGGTCTCAGAAATATCCTCGGCAATAGCCTGGCCTATAGCTTTCCAAGTTTCGCCTGTAGAATCTTCATAGGCCTCAGCAAGAACCTGCCTACGAGCGTCGGCTAAAGCTTTGCGTTCTTCCATAGGATGGGCCTGGACTATGTCACCTGATTGATAGCTTGCCATAAGTCGTCCAATCTGACCCATGATATCTGCCGTGCTACTGGCATTTATATCCCCGTTAGCTGCAATAGCCCTACTTTGCTGCCCCCGAAATCTCAAGTTATCCGGGAGAGGATCTCCGTGTGCTGTTACGAACCTACGTTTTGGTGTATAGGGATTATATAACATATTTTCCTCCTTAGTAGTGAGTCTTAAAGTTCTTGGAATATACTTCTAAAGGGATTCTTAGAACTCAATCCCAAGAAACGGATTCGCAGCGTCAGGAACATGAGTTATCCTCGCACCTGTTATTGTAGCTCCCGATCCTGAAGTAGTAACTATTCCACTGGCTCCTAGCTTTACCGATGTAGCCGATGCCCAATCAATAGCAGCATCATACTGATCTGTGAATACTTCGCCTCTGATAATTACCCCAATACTTCGGATTATCTCGAAGGCAGGGTTTATATTTACGTTCGCCTCAGGATACTCAAACTTGAGTTCCAAAGCGGAAGGTGAGTACCTATAGGTTACGATCATGGCTTCTTCAGCGTCAGCCGAGTTAAAGGTAATTACTCCGGTTGTATCATTTACAGAATACTCATCGGCGTTCGTTGCATCACCTTCAGTAAGAACGGTACTATCACCTACTCGAAGTACCATGATGTTAGCGGCCACCAAGTTAGTTTTCAACTGTCCTGTATAAGGACCGGGAGAAGCAGGAACAGTTATAGCATCGACCCTACTTACAATGGAAGGAACTATATTGTGGGCCCAAGAGAATCCCACAAAAATATCCGGTGCCGTCCCTGCACTGGGACGAACGGTTTCTTCTCCTGCTTCCAATGCTTGCATAAGAGCCATTCCCTCAGCGCCCACAGAATAGCCAGTGGTAACATTCTTCTCGACTATTTTGTCTGGTCTTGTGGCATTTAATTTCAGCATACTATCCTCCTATCTGACTTATTTTTTTAAAATTTATGCACGATGGTTAAGTTTCATCCGAGAACGCATATCTACCTCATTGGGTCTGCTCTGAGGAGAGAAAAGAACACTTCCCTGTGCCAATCTTTTTGACAACTCGTTTGTATCCACTACCGCTGCCTCTTCTTTATCGGTATCCAAAGAAGAAACTTCAGCCTTTGAAATCATGGCTACAAGCTCTTTTCTCACATCCGTTCCTTTATCCATAAGATCCATGGTCTTTTCAAAGACCTTGTCTAAGAAACTGGAAGCGTGGGTACTGAATACGTTCTCGATAAGAACATGAGGAGACTGAATCCCCTCTGCTGCCAACCCTTCCCAAAGCCCTTCCTTTAAAGAATGAGGAACATCAGGAAAGATATTTTTGTTTGTTCCGTCTAAAACAGCGAGAAAAGTTTCCTTGAAATTAGCAGTAAACTCTTGTAACCGATCGTCTACTTCTTCTTGGACCTTCTCTTCAGGCATGTCTGCAGGAATTTCCCCGAGATCAGCCAATACTCTTGCCTTAGCTGCCTTCAACACACTAGCAACGGATTCAACTAACATAGCATCCGCCAAAGTCTGTGGGTAGATGTCGTCCACAAATACTTCTTTTGTTTTATCAGGATTATCTTGATCCTCGAGAAATATTCGGGCAACAGGTACACCTGATATAATAACGTTTCTTATAACGTTACCCGTGGGACTATCCCACAAATCCATCTGAACCTGTTTTACATCAGCTATCGTCGATGCCAAGATATCCTTTACAGAGTTGGCAAAACAAACAGCTTTCTCCCCTTTTTTATTTGTATCCTCCGCATCTTTAGCGTCCTTGGCGTCCTGGGCATCCTTGGCGTCCTGGGCGTCTTTAGCATCTTTGGTGTCTTTATCGCCGTCCTCGTCATCATCCTTCTTCTTGTCACTGTCAGCCCCTTCACCTACTACTTCAGCGTTGTCCAATGAATCTCCACAGGCAACACAAAAAAGAGTGCGGGCATATTGAGCAATGACTTCGGGTTCCAAATCGCTATACAAAGCGGAACCACACGTGAGGCAGTTAACAGAGAGATAAGTGTCTTCGGCATTAACCGTTGCAGTAACCTTATCCTCTTTAGAAGAGAGATCACCGCAATTAGGACAAAATACCATAAGCCCCGCATTAGCAGAAAAGCTCGCCCCACAAGAAGCACAATGAAAGGAAGCCACGACACAAGTCTTTGGATCAAATCCAACATAATTTCCGTTGACCACTAAGCCTGGCATAATCAACCTCCTAAGAAAAGTGTTAATAACATTATTTTATAACTGTAATAAATCATTTCCTACCGCCGTCCAATCTGCAGGATCTTTATCTAATACAGAATTCTCAAAAAACGAAATTCCTGTTAATTCCTGATAGACTAAACGGTCGTTTTTTGTGATACCCCCCTTCCCGTGTGCGTCGAAACACATACAAGAATTTTTAACATCGGTACCACAAACTGAACACCTAAACATATCAACCCAACAACCCATACTGTACGCAACACGTTCTTTTTTCAAAATAGAGTTGACCAACTCTGTGTCCTTTGTCCTATCAAAACCCGAAAGAACCAAGATTTTATATAATCCGTACTTCGGTACCGACAAAGCACAGGAATCAAAGTTTACCCCTTTGGCCTCTAAGGGGTTTTTATTGACATGATTCATAAAAGTAGGTTTCCCTATGAACGTTTTAAATGCAGGCCTACCTGCTCGAATATCAAAACTAAACAGTTCCGCAGAAGACATAGCTTGAAGATTTCTATTAGGAACATCCGATGTAACAACAGGAACTACAGATACCACATAATCCTGTACTTTTGGGGATATTTCATAAGACTTAGCACAATAAGGAAGCCAAGATATGTCCACCGACATATTACTAAAGGATTGCAACGCTTTTTGGGTAGGAATATCTGAGTCTTTTTTTGACTCAGCAAGTACGCCCGCTATTGCTTGGGGTAAAGAAAAGCTTTTCTTCTTTAAATTATGGAGCTCTATTCCTCCCGTGCAAGAGGCTGTCTGCCCGTGTACTTCTAACTTTCCCATTTTTGCTCCTCGACCTAGTCCTAATTTGTACCCCAGTCCTGTGTTTATAATTACATAAAACAGTGTTTTTATTTCAGGAATAAGGGCCCACTAAAGGTGAAGCACCTGATGCTTGTTCAGAACCAGGAATAAACTCCAATAATTTAGTAGCTTCCTTTTGAGAACCTCGTTCCGCTCTCTTTAATGCCTCTACTATGTTATCCCGTAGTTTAAGCCTTTTATTAGAAGGGATATACCGTGTCGAGGAAAATCCCATATCTTCCTCTTCACCAGCAGGAGCAAGTTTTTTTAAACCTTCTTTATAGTCAGATATAGTTTTTTTGATTTGAAGGTCATCATCTAAAGATTCCAATAGATTCTTCACAGACATCCCGCCTGCTGCTGCCCATACCCTTAAAGTTATAGGTACCCCTTTCTCTTCCATAATGGATAAAATGTCTAGATAGTTTTGATCGTATTGCGGTTGAAGCTGTTTATGCCACTGAATAGTAGGCATAATCAAGTCTTTAAAAGGGATAGTTTTTGAAGTACCTGTAACTCTGATATTATGGCTTAACTCGGCAGGCGTTCTTTTTATGAACCGATGAACTCTAGCCAAAGTAGGGAATATCTTTGTGTTAAAGGTTTTATTTGTTATATGCGACCTGAATGCTCTTAAAGACTCAATAAAAACACTCAAAGCTTGATCTAGGTGACTGTAATTTGCATCTCCAGTAAGAAAGGCCTCAGATATTCCTAAAGCCCGCATCTTAGCTTGAGTTATAGTATCCCAGTCTTCTGTGACCTTCCAAAAATCTCCTCCTTGTTTTACTTCGTTTACCTGTATACCTGTTTTAGTGGCAATAACAGCCCCTAATGGATCCATATCAGCACCTATGAATAGATCCATTAGGTCTTCTAGTTGCTCTTCAGTAGGATCCCAATTATCGTCTCCTGCTGTTATATGTAAAATAGCTCTCTGCCTTCTTAAAGCAGAATTTATTGTACCCTGCAACAAGGTTTGCTCTAACACGAAAAAAGGTATAATTCTAGATAGGTAAGAAGTACCTAAATCGCTAGGATTAGTCTTGCGACCTAAGTAAAGAGTATTTACTGGATCCAGAGCCACTTTACCTGATAGTAACTTAGTTAGAAGAGAGGGGGACAGTTCGTTTCTAGCCTCCACATCTCTATAATCTTTAGACGTTAAAAACTTTCTGAAATCTTTGGATACCTTCATATCTATTTTAGGGTCATAACCTTGTAACGGAACCGCTGTTACATCACAGGTTGCAGGATCTTGAATTATAGCATCTGTAAAAATACCCAAGGTTTCGTTAAATACCAAAGTACCTATAACTTTACCTATTACCATATACTCTACCGCTATCTGAGGCATTAACGATTGTATATCCAACTGTTCCAGGGTAGATTCGTATATATCAAGTATCTTAGGATCACTAATTCCTGTTAAGGAGGCCTCTGAGAAAGGTAACATAGCCATTAAATCTACGGCTGATCCCGCTACAGCATCACTTTGATAAACCTGGCGATATAGTTTATATAAAGCTAGGTCTGTTTTAGGAAGAAAACCCTCTAAAGCCCCTTTAAGTCCGTCTGTGTCCAAAGAATACAAACGTTGATTGGTATTGGATTGGGCTGTTACTTGACTGGACCTAGATTTGTGTTTTCCTGTACCTTGGGACTTTGTAGGTAATTGAAATATCATAATGCCTCCCTCTACATAACAGGAACGGAGATTGCAGGAACGGGAACTGATATATTATCTTGTGTGCAGTAAATGGCCTGTCTTCCCTGCGCTAAAATAACAGGTATCATAGATGTAGCACATCTGGGACATAACTTATTCTCAAATATAAAAGAGGCCTGTCCCTTCTTCACCTCTCGTCTAAGAATATCCAATGCTTTGGGAAGACTTTCCTTTTCTATAGTAGAACCTAAGGCATTACGTAACATAACCTCCAGTTTTACTTTGTTGACAGGAAAGTCTTTACCCTCACAAAACTGACCGACCAAACTCTTAGGGGTATATGTCATTACAATTCTCCTAATATTATTTTTCTTCGACTAGTTGTAACCATCTCTTTCTTATACCAAAAACCTTAGCTACCATATCTCCCATATTACCTTTCATTACCTTTTTTGCAGCTTTAGCCCTTCGATCACACTTTTCTGAGGTCCCTATTTTTGCGGCTTGGATTACGGCTAACTTCTTTGCCTTATCTTCGTCCTTCCTAGCTTTCATCTTTAAGGATTCCATACGTTGCAGGTCTTTTGTATCGGGTTCAACTTTTGCCTCAGTAGTCAACACTGTTTTCAAATGTTTGGCTTCTGTTACGTATCCTTTATTTTCTAATCCTTTTATTATAGAATTTATCATATCCATAAGTTTTTCTCCTGTTATTGATTTTTATTTGCTGTAAGTTCTTAAACAACCTATACCTGTACCTCTCCCAGAAGATAGCTTACGTCCTGAGTTTCTGCTATAGTGTCGAGATACACCTATAGTTAAATTTTGACCACTAGTAATAAAGGCTTCGGGTTGTACTTCACTAGAATCTAGTAATCTTAGTTTATCCTGTACCTCTTCATCGGTAGTAAAGGCTAGACATAAACTAAGCGCCCTGAATAAATCATCGTCTATATCTGAGCCCCCCTTTTCTATTCTTCTTCCTGAATCTTGTACAGTAACTATTTGAAGTAGTAGGTGGGCTATAGGTTTATACAAGAAGAAATCTTCGTAGTCCTGAATTCCCTCAATTATCTCCTGCCATTTTGCTATTTCAAGTTTGGGGAACAGAACCTTATCCCCCAATAAAGATGACCTAATACCCTCAAAGTCAGAATAGGTTAAAGAATAACGGGAACAAGCAGTAGGATAGTCTGTTTCTACCATCTGTTGGATATCTATTGATTGCCATCTATCTAAAAATACCCAAGCAACATTTAGATTATCCAATATTGGAACCAAAACGTTTTTATACATATAAGGAAAATGAACGGGTTTGTTGTCTACAGGTTTAATCTCAATAGCACCCTCTAACGTAGCAATGTCCTGATCTATATCATAACTAAGAGCCGTTACAGCAAAAGCATTTTTAGAGAAACCCGCATCAATACCTATTAACACAGGTTTCTTTGGGTTCCGTATATGGTTCATAGAGGCAGCAATAAATCTGGATTTCCTTTTGTTCATAACCTCTATTATAGAATAACCAAAGCAGTTTTTCTTAGAGGGTCTTACATTTTCTAATAAAGGTCTAGGGCTAGATATAAAGGGATTATCTGTTAATGGAGGAAAGGCCCCAAAGTTTTTTCTGGCTCCTTTAGGATCTTTTGCGAACTCGTCGTCAAAATCTTCTCTTGTTAGTCGTGGGTTAAACTCCCAAGTGGGATAATGACAAGCTCTCATAGAGCTTATTTTACGGCTTGTATATAGAAGCCGCATAATTTTATCCCGGGCTGTTGAAGGTGATGATATATTAACCGCGTAAGCTGTAGGTACATGATAATCACCTGTTCTTTTTACCAACAGTTTAGCAGCAACCCTTATAGTTTTTAGAGAGTTGTTAAGAGGATTATATATCTCATCTGGATTTAATTTTACACTTTTAGGTCCTCCGCTAAACCAACCTAACTCATCAATACCGTAACCGAATCTTGTAGGCCCTCTTATAATACGACTATCAGGACCTATAGGAGAGGCCTGAATGTTCTTATGCTTATACCAAATAAAAGTCTCTTTATACTTAAGAACTGGGTTTATACCTAACGCTTTGCATTGGTCATCAAGAAACTTATGATAATCTTTAAACCACCAAGAATCATTTATATAACCCGAGAAGAAATCCCACAGAGTATCTTTAGCCTGCTGAAAAGTCAAAGCTAGAAAGGACATATGCAGCTTAGTAGACCTAGGTAAACCAAAAAACTCAGCAGGCGATCCATCAATTTTTGCATATCTATGCCACATATAAGAAGCTAGCAAACCGAATAAGGCTGTCTTTCCTCCTCTTTGCCCTACCACGCCAGTGAACTCATCATAAACAGGGTAACCCGGAAACACCCCATTAAAATCTTCTATAAGCTCAAGACGATTCTTACCGCATTTAGGGCATTTACCGTATTCAAGAAAAGTTATGTTGTCTAAAATATTCCCCATACTCTGATCGTATAAGTCAAGATATTTATGATTAGTACACTTTTTATTAGGACAAAAGTCCCCAAACAAAAACATGGCTTCCTGTAGTTGTCGAGGGAAAGGTTCAGCTCCTAAATAGTCTAAACAAAATGTAATCCAGTTAGGCGCTAACCTAAAATCGGAGGCATCCAAGCTATCTGTTAAATTATTGTCAAAAGACGAAGAGCTACCTAAACTTTTTATAAGAGAAATAAAAGGAGAGCTTATATCAGGTTCCCATCTCTTACACACTTTATCTTTCTCCACGTACTTGTCCATCTTGGCACAACTAGTGTGTCTTGCGCAGTTATAACAAGTAGGTGTAAGAACTATATAGTTGGAACATTTTTTAGTGGTAGTACACCTTTTAAGTGTTTTAAAAACGCAATCACCACAATAATTAGGATCTAACGCAAGCTCGGCATTTTTCATTTACTTTTTCTTCCCTTTTTCGTACTCTTAGGTTTACTAATAGAATTATCTGGTAAGTATCTGTCTAAAATCTTAAGTATTCCGTTTAGTTCCCCTTTAGATATAGCCCCACCTACAGACTCTTGCCTCAGACTAGTCAATATAGGTGTAATACTCGGCTTTGTGTATTGTGGATACAGGTACTCTATAAAGTTGGTATAGGTTAGAAGAGAGCTTGTTATTAACGTAGGACCTGATTGTGGAGTCTTCTCAGGTAACATAGACTTTCTATCTAGCTCTATTAAAGACGCAGGAGACTTGCCACAAAAAGGGCAGTAACGAGTACCCCTGAATAATCTTCCCATACACGAAGGGCAAGTATAAAACATAGTGTTGTTTCTTCGTCTCGGTTGTTTTAAAAGAATTTCAGGATGAGGTGTCGTATAGTATTTAGAAGGTACAGGATCTACACAGGGATTAATTGCATGAGCAAAGTTAGATGCCTCCCACTCTAAGCAATCCTTTATATTCGTATCTATATTAGATAAAAAGGATTTTACATCTCCCGAAGATTGTATATCTCCACGTAACACAGGATAGACCTGTTTAACAAGCCATCCTTTTAGATCGGGTTTGTTCTGTACAGTCATAACAAGCCTCCGTTAGGCAGGAGAGTTTAATGTTCTTTTTAATTCTTTGACCTCGCTATCGTAACTCCTGAAAGTAGAGTTAAGATATTCTACCTTTAATTGTGTAAATGTCTCTGGTTCAATATCAAACGTAAATACAAACTTTCTCCCTTCATTAACTTTTTTGGGGATTTCGGCGTAGGGAATAGCCTTAACAACTTTAAAATACGCAGCCATACCTATATCGTTTACTACAACCATAACGTACTCCTTAATCAGAAGGTTCCAAATCTATAGACCTATCTAAATCCTTAAAGGATACTCGTTTTAATCTTGCAGCACGAAGAGGTGCCTTTAAATCAGATTTTAAAATAGGCATAGAAGATTTAATCGAATCAAGTTTTTTTCTTAAAGTATATCTTTGGGTTCTTGTTATATCAGGATCGGTTAAAATCCTTAAAGCCTCTATAATATCTTCCACACCTGTTACTGCTTTTAAAGCTAAAAACACTTCTGGTCGCATCTAAATCTCCTAAACCGTAAAGGTATCAGTGCTGAATACAATTTCATTTGTGTTCATATAGCTAATATCAATGCTAGTTATTAGATGCCTTTGGTCCGGTTTTATTAGAAAAGTTTCTATAACAGGTTCTAGGGTTGTTTTGTAGATAAGATATCCTTCCCACTCTTCTTGTTTGGTTGTGGTTAGAGTGGCCTCAAAAACAGATGTGTCAGAGATATAGGAATCTACTATCTTTTCCATTCCTGCAATGTTTAACTTAATAGGTATTGACCTCTGAGCAGGATCATCAAACATCCAAATCAAAGCGGTCTCTACTCTATCCACATCATCTAGCGTGGACGTGATTATGGTTACACTGTAAGACACATTAATAGGTAACAGCTTTAATACAGTAGAGTAACCGTCACTAGGATTAATAGAAATCCCGTAACGACCTACAGGACCTCTAGGAATGCGATTATTAATTCTCTGCGTGGTAGTCCGCATAATAGACATAGCAGGAGTAGATATTTCTGTTCTTCCTTCTTTGGCCTTCATCCTGTTTACCAGATACTCGCCTGAGGAAACAACAATTTTAGCTAAACCCAGATTTAAGGTAGCATTTAACTTAGAAGCTAAAGCGTAACCCATGTAACCTAGCATTAGTGTACTCCTCTTGTAAATAAACCTGTTACTGCACCTAGTATAGTTCCTAGGGCAGCCAATAACGTCAATATCCCTGTTGTTAATGCTATTACCGTGTTAAAGGTTTTTTGTTTTGTTTGTACCCTTTCTACTGTAAGTGCTAATTGGTTTAAAAGTTTAGCATGTGCCGTTTGATCCCTAGCTACTTCGGTTATCCGAGTAACACAATCTGACTTACACAACTCAAAAGTATGTTGGGTAAGCCTGCCCTGTTCTTTAATATCCTCACGAATTATCGACACGGTAGTTTGTGCCGCTTTTATTTGTTCTTTTACATCGTGTTTGACATCATCCATCATACCACGCACTTCAACACGAAAGTCTCTTAAACATTCTTGAATTAAAGTTCTATCCTCCTTTACGCTTTCCCTAACGTCCTCTAAATCTTTTTTAAAGGATAAGGCTTTGTTTTCAATTTTACTATCCATATTAGAGGTTCGTGTAACCAGGCCTGCTACCCTCTCTATCAATTTAACTGAATCTACCCTCTCTACCGATTTATATGAATCTACCATGAATCACAACTCCTTGGACCTCATACTAAGATCCTTCCGAGGGTCCTCTTGCTATAATTTGCTGTTGTTTGGAGTCTTGGGAACTATCTTCAACCTTAGTGACCTGGGCTTCCTTAATTGATTGTTTTAAAAAGAATATAGCCTCTACACTTGTACCCATAAATGTGGTTTTATCTAATATCTCTAACATTAAACTTTGTTGTTCTTTAGAATCTAATAACATAACGAATCTCCTTGTAACTTAAACTAAAGGGTTTACGATTTGACAACAGTGTCTAATTGTTCTTTTAACTCTTGGACTGCCTTTATTAGCGGGGGGATAAACTCCATATAGCGCAGGGCATAGGCATCTGAATCAGGATCATACACGTATCCACCGAAATCTGCGGTGTCTATTCCTAACTTTGTTAGAGCACCTTTTACCTCTTGTGCTATCAACCCATAGTGTGTACGGCTATGCTTTATATTATGCGCAGGCGATAGTATCTTCTTTATCTCCACCTCCTCTGTATCAGGTACTTTATGCTCTCCTATAACTTTTCCCGCTTCATCATATAGAGGTACAATCTTCATTACTAAATCTTCTACCTCTTGATCTTCTTCTATCATTTTTTGTACAAATTTTCCGTTTTCTTCAACAATACTCTTTCTTATTCGTGGTTCTTTTCTTTTTATAACCTTAGGTATAGTGGTGATTTTGGTTTCTGTTTTTTCTGCCTTAATTTCATCTTTCCATATAAAAGATACGGGATTTAATTGCATTACAAAGTCTAACCCTAGAGCAGCGGTCTTTATGTTTTCCTTAAGGCGTTTATCTGAGGCACCGTTATAGGCATTAGACCACATTGCATCCCATCTGTTACCTGTAGAACCTACTTGCAGCCCCGAAGTGTACGGACCAATATCGCCACCACACGTAATCACAAAATCAGATACTACTTGAGTGGTATATAAACCCAGTACGTCATCAGCCTCGTCTGCAAAAATAACTGGGTTTTGGCCTATGTAGGTCTGTCGATCCTCTACATTAATTCCTGCCATATAACCAATAACTATTGCACGTCCTGCAGTACCTACAGGATCCCTTCCTGCTTTGTGTCCAATAAATACATTCCCACCTGTTACGGTAGTGGAACCGCTATAACCTGCTTCTTCACCTATATAAATAGATTTTTCTGAGGCTATGTAGCCTGCTTTGGTACCTATAGAAATAGCACCTGTATGATCTGCTAAACTATGATAGGTAAAGCCTGCTTCAAAGCCAATAGCTATAGTATTATAAATATGGTCAAAGCCTCCCTGATACATTGCTCTCGCACCAATAGCTACAGTTCTGTACTGATTGACATAGCTACCGCCTATTGAACGACAGGCATCCGGTCCCACAATCACACAATCTTGTAGTCTATCTATTCTTTCAGCAGCGTAATTACCTACTATAACGTAACGACCATTAGCTTGAGTAGTAGGCACGTCTTCCCAGTAAGAGAGTATACCGTGCCCGATAGCTACTGCATCGTAAACAGTAGCTGAGCTTACACTAACATTATTCCCTATAGTTATAAGTCCTGGGTGTGTATCGTCCGCACCAGCATCGTATCCCCTGGAATTGTTCCCTAGAACTACAGAATCCATTAAATAATTAGGGGGGTAAGAAAAATCCCCCAAATCGCGGGTGGTGTCAGTAGCAGATGTACCTACAATAACAGATTTAGCGTCTATGTGTAAACAAGATAAATCATCAAGCAGTATTTCTCCGCCGCAACGCAAAGCACTTGGTATACGGCGATCTACAATATTTGCAAGAACCACCGTTTGACTATTAGTGGCATACAGTATCTTAGCAATGTCTAACCCGTATATTTTTCCATCAACCGCAGAATACTGGGTATCACCTGTGTCTGCAACATAGGTTCCTTCGCTATTTCTAATAAAGCGAGTAGTACAAGGGATAACAGACGCTCCCCTGGGATATATTAAATTGAGGTCAGTAGGTACCTGGTCATAACCGCTAACACCTCCGTTATAACCCACAGTTACGTTTACTCTATACCTAGCCTGTATTCTATTCGTACAGGCAACGCTTACTAAAGGATCTACAATCTCAGTGGTAGTAAAATTGCCTCCTGAACTATAGTAGTCTTCGTTACCGTATCTGTAAAGAGTTCCTGTTTCATCTACCTCTTCGTACCACATCTCCAGCCAAATACTGGCCCATAGAGTTGCATGAATAGCAGGTATTACTGATTCGGGTATAGTTATTTGATTGTCGGAGGTAAAAGAACCATCCCAAACGAAATGATTCCCGTCGAGAATAAACTCACTAGGGCCTATTTTTAAATAATTTGTTCCGTAGTCTGTCCAAGCCCCTTTGGCTAACCAGCCGCTTTGATGTGTCTTATTTAAAGTCCTATCAATCCTATTCCCTATAGCCTTCTGCATCATGTTGACGTCTTGATCTAAAACCAAGACACCTGACTGGATAGGCACACCCCATATACTTCTTTCTTCTATAGGCAGTTCTAAAGTATATGGTTTTCCATCCCTTGAATACGCCATGGTACCTCCTATAAAGTCAACCTCAGAATCCTATTAAGAATAGTTTCGGGTGCTAAAATATTTAATCCAATAACAGGGTGTGCCCTATGATTCAACATGTATCCTGTATTTACAGTAGACGTAGCAGTTCCGCCAAACAAACCAAGTTCTCTCAAATAACCTGATACCGACGTACCGAATACGGCTGAAATCTGAAGACGATGCGTAGGCCCCGTCACTATCGTGTCACTATCATCCAGATACATTAATGACGGGACAACCCTGACTATCTCCGAGTACAACGTAGTCAAGGTTAATAGAGATTTGGCTGCCCTTTCTGTTGCATTTAAAGCATCCCAGGAAGCTTCACCACTTCCTATAGCCCAATACTGAATTCCATTCCATTGGTACTGTCCTTTCAGTAATCCCCCTACTAATACATAGAACTGGTTTACCACCCTGTTAGGAATCCAGTTGTGAATTATGGTAGTTTTCCTGGTTTTGACATTAACAAATTCGTCGTATAGAAGACCTTTTGTCCGCCGTTCCTTCGGGGTTTCAGAAATTATTTTTGACAAAACCTCAGGTTCGTAAGCCTGCTCTACAGCTTTTTGTCTTTCAACTAAAGTTTTTCGCATAGTTCCTCCTCATGTAGTTCTAACGTACCCACGAATCTTTATATAGATCCTCTATTTCAGTTAGAACAGGATCTATATAACTAATAGAACCTCCTGTAATTAATTCATCTGCTAAAGGCTCATCAAATACCTTTATATTTAATCCTTGTTGTCCTGTACCTGCTGTCACTACAGGGTACGGAGTGTCTGTATTTGTGGTATGTAGGGGCATAGTAGTTCTCATGGGTGTTAAAGGGATTAAAGGTTCCCATCTATCTTCCCACCTATATCTATTCTGCCAAGTAATGTCCCAATCAATAGTGGTAGAGTAGTTAAGTAACAGATTTGCCCATTCCGCAGCCTCTGCTGTTATTTCCACAAAATCTAACTGAGATAAAATAGGATAAACATAGTGTCTAACAAATTCTTCCAAATAATCTATGGTATCTGTAAACATCGTATCGATATCCACATAGATTTTCATGTAAAAAGTACAGGGCTGACCAAAACCCGAGCCAGTGAAATCGGGAGTAGATACGTTTATATTGGTTCGATACATAGGATGATTAGTTAAACCGTACAATTCTCCCAAGACAAGGAGATTACCTTGCGCTTCCCACCATTCTATTATGAGAAAAGTCATGCCTAACAATCTAAGGACTAATTCTAATCCCGATCTATGTCCCTTTAACAAATGTATCAAAGGGATAAAACCAGCTAAAGCCCTAAGCTGAGTAGCTCCAATATTAACTATATCTAATATATAACCGTAACCCATTTCCTTTATAACTTCTTGAACAGAGTCTCCAGATAAAGCTAATAGGTCGTAGTATTTATTTTGAATATCGTTTGTATTACACCATTCGCTATTCAAAATATGTTGGATGTCCTCTATCATCTCCTCCCAGAACTCTGTACCTCTTAGATTTTGAGGGACATAATTCCTAGCCTGTAAAACACATCTCCGATAGAAAAGGGAACTAGAACTCGAAGATGAAGAAGACATACTTGAAATAGAACTACTGGATAAAGATACACTGGAAGACACGCTCGAACTTGAAAAAGATTCGGATGACGAGGACGATTCTAATCCCGAACATATCCTATCTCCCCAGTTACCGGGAGGATAAATAGTTGGAGGCGTAGGATCATTACTTAAATACAGACCTCTTATAGCGTGTAAGTAAGAATCCACCACTACCATTTTAAAATTAAAAACTGTGGCTGCTTGTATATAATATGGTCCGCCTTCTAGCTGTTGCCAGTTCCAACCGGGTTCTGCCCTGACTCGACCTTTTATAGA